ACCCTTACCTACAACAACAGCAACTGTACAGCCAACCTAGACCTGCACCTATAGATGAGAAAAGAAACACAACTATAACTGGCATTAATCCTGTTGAAAACCAAATGCCAATGCAAAGCATGGCTAGTGGTGGTCAGGTACAAGGGTATCAAGACAGTGGTGATGTTATGAAAGACGCACCCTCCTTTGTTCAAAATCAGTTTGATCCTGCTCAGTATGGACTTGGTTATAGTTTTATGGGTCAACCACAGCAGACGGCAATGGTTAATCAAACTGGAACTGCTCCTGGAGCTGCAACTAATCAAGTTCCAGAGGGACAAACTTATACAGTTCTTTACCATCCTGACTACGCTAAAAATAAAAAAAGTAAAAGTTTTTATCTTCCCAGAGATAGTAAAATTTACGCAGAATATATTAAGATGGGTTACACTTTAGAAATTCCTGGACTTGGACCTACAGACCAGGAAGAAACTCCAACGACTGATACTCCAGTAACCACAGATCTTACAGGAGCTAAAGTAACTACAGGGGGTGGTAGAAAAAAAAGAAAAATAGAAACAGATCCGTACTCTTGGATGGATGACTATGATTACAAAAATTTAGATACTCTAAAAAATCAAACTATCACTAACTTAACCAAAGATCCTGTTCCTGGAGCTAGAGGTCTACTAGAAAATATTCAAACTGCTGCTGAGTCTGCAGGACACATTATTGTTCTTGCAAATAATGGAGCACCTAAAGAAGAAGTAGACAGTATGGTTCAACAATATGAACAATTTATTAAAGATGCTAAACTTGGCCTTGTACCAAAAGGTCTTTTAAATGGTGATAAATTTGCAAAAGATATTGCTGCAAACAATATAGACATAGCTTTATTTGAAAATTCCACTGATCCTTTTGGTAATAGAATATTTAAAGATGCAAATGACTTTAACAGATTTTCTCAAAAGATTGGACCTAAAGGTAGAGGTTCAAAGGGTATAAAAGATGCATTTACAAGAGTTAAACAAAAAACAAAAGATATAGGTACAACACCAACAGGAGAACCACCAGAAAGACCTAAAAAGTTAGTTACAGGAAGAGTAGACTCCAGAGGATTTCAAGCAGGAGATCCAGAATATACCTCTGCTTTAAAACAAAGACAATTAGACAAAGCTGCTGCAGATAAACGTAAGAAAAAACAAAGAGAAAAAACGAGAGAAAATATAAGAAAAACTAGTGATAGATTAGATAGAAAATCTTCTCCAAAACCTGGAGCAAAGTCAGTCAGAGAAAAAGCAAAAATTACTTTTAGAAAAGCTGACAATCCTAGAGGATTTACAGGAGGTTTTGATAAAGGTGGACTAATGAATAAAAAGGGCAAAAAGAAATAATAATTATAAGGCTACCCA